CCCTCCTCCTTGGTGGGAGAACCACTAACTATTTCCTGCTAAGGCACCATTTGGTCATTGGGAATGACCTTGGTGAATCGTCACGTAATAAATACGGTCAATGCGATTTAGGCCATTGACAGCCAGCCCTTTCACTTCCGTGGACTTACGTAGGGTTCCTCCAGTCCTACCCCGAGCAACTACAAGCGTGGTGGTCCACTACACCGCGACGCGTTCGTTTTAAAGGGGATGGGAGCACTATGGTTTAACTCTCCACCACCTGCCTACCCGCTGGAGGTAGGTCTTTATTCGCTTGACAGGTATGGTTGCGAAACCAATTTTCTAAGTCATAACCTTAAAACCCAATTAATGGGTGGATGCATCAACTTCGACAACATAGATGTCCATGGAACCAGCTGGAATAGTACCAGCAGTTCCTAAGGACACTATGATTGGACTGGTTGCTGTAGTAACAGCAACTATTACGTTCATCATGGTTGCGGCGCTGACAACTCCCAAAGTAGGAGCATAAGCTACTGGATTTCCAGACACGTTTGTGGACACCAAAGTTCCATTAGTAACGGTGACAGCAGGTGGCGTAAAAGCCACCGCAGTGACGTTGCTCCAGAACAACTCAACCATGTAAGAAATACCAGATTGGGCATTCCAAGACACGGTGGTTCCTGTAACAGTAATCGGTAATGTGCCAATTATTGATACACCTACTGTGCCAAGAGGGTTAGCATTTGTTGCAGATGCTCTAGTAGCATGAGCTGAGGCAATCTCACCGGCATCAAAACCGATGATGGGCTTGAAAAACTCAACACAATAAGAGACCCACAACTCGCCAAGATCTTGGACGGGGTTCTGTTGGGTTGCAAACTGGAAATTTCCGAGGTCATACAAGCGCAGGTCCTGTCCAGTTGGGACAGCACCTGTGCGTACATATCTATGAGGTATGGTAGTTTGGTCATCAGCGCATTCAATACCATGTATAACTGGCATTGTTGGTTTGATTGAGACCGCGAACTCAGAATTTTCCATTTGTTGCTTGGTGGTGTAATTAACCACATCGGCGTTGTAATTTGTGGCCAATACAACCACTCCGGGTGCACCGCTGGTGACATAATCAGTAATCAATGGTCGAAACTCGAAAATAATGCCATGAAATTTAAATTCTTGGTAATTAGCTGCTATAGAGGATAACCAAGGAAAAGTCTGTGAGATTCCTGGGTTTAATGGATACTGCGTGTTATTAAAAGCAGTTGTACCAATAATATCTCCTAAGTACTCACGGTGACAAACGACATTAGTGGCGCGTGTGGTGTCAAATTGGGGAACTTGGCTCCCGTTGACAAGCACGTTGTACGCGGGCTGTTGTCCAGTCATTGAATAATCTCCAGAACCGAAGATAGATCCAATGCCGGATCCGAGCCAACGTCCGACGCCTTTGCCGATGTCAGAGCGACCAAACATACCGCCAATACGATTACCAATAATACTACCGGTATCACCAAATGGCGTGGGTCGCTTCTTCCTCTTGGGTTTCTTTTGCAGTTGCATTTGACTGACTTTGTTTTCAAGTGATTTGATTTTTGCATTTTCCTTCTTACGTTGTGACATATGTATGGGATGCCACTACGTCAAATGGGACTGTACATGTATGATCAACTATGAGGGTCTCCGTGCAGTCTCTTGGCATTTTGTTTAGCACTAAAATAATAGTTTTGGGACATTACGATCATACACCCCATGAGGTGATTAGTCCTCACCCCGGGGACTAGTTTAACGTCATCTCGGACGTCAGCCTCCTTAATGAATTGGAAGAACTGCAAATCTAGGTGAATCACCTAGTGCTGAATAAACGACACTACGGTAAAACTCTTCGCAGGCTTCTTGTTCTGATGGTGAGATTTTGAATGCAAGATAGAAGGATAATCTTGCTTCTGGTGTAGGTTCCTTATATGTCCGAAACATACCTTTGGCCAGAATTTTCATTCCAGTGTTCAGAGTTAAATCCTCCAAACGTTTGGCACCATCGCTGATTGTGATGAGTTGGGCATAAAAATCTTGCCAGATC